TTATCTGCGATTATTATGTTGAAATGCTCAATCCCCCAATCGGCCCTTACTTTGAAATATAAGTAACTTAGCAAGGAATCTCAAAAATTCTGATCGAGCTACGTCCGTGATTATTCGGACTTTCTGTCATTAGGCCGTAGAGGCCTTTCACGAAATTTCTTTTCATCGTCATGAATGAAACTCTAGGAGTGTGCTTGCACCTCGCTTCTAGCGACATGCGAAAGTAGATGCCAGAAAAAACAGTATATATTCAAATTAAACGCAACAAATACATTTAATCTAAATACATGACTGGTTAAGTTAGTTGAATTATTAATCCAGAAACTTCCTAAACCTCAGTTAAGCAATAAAGCTTGGCTGAGACTTAAAGAAGTTGGAAAATTCTTCAAACTAACAGTCTGGATTTACAGTGTGCAACAACATGAATGAGCGTTTAGAATCCTCAGAGATAGAATTATTAAAATTTCACGACCTTTATTTTACAGTGGGGGTGCAAATATGCACTCTTTCCTATATCTTAAAGAATGTGTTAGATTAGTAATTGTATATCTAGCGGGAACTCCTGATCATGGTTTCGTCCTTGGACGGATTATGGTTAGAAAAGACCGATGAGGTCTCCCTGTAATCATACCAAAATACCTTAGAATATTCTTGAGATTGTACTTTGTTTACATTAGTAATAAAAGTATTTTTCATCTAGAATATAAAGGAATTAATAATGTGATTACTTGTATCTTATCTTTGCTTTCAATCTACAGAATATTTCCAACAAAACCTTTACCTAGCCTGGATACTATTACAGGTCCCTTTACAGGGATCTGAAAAAGTATTGACTCAGCAATGCTTGTTAGAGCGATGAAAGAAATACCACTTAAGTTCTTCAAATTAGAAGCTCCCAAATTACTTTTAATAGAAAGTGCAGGTCCAAATGGATTTAAATCCACCTGGACTTGTGCTTTAGATGTCATAGCCTTTATCCTGAATCCTATGTTATTGTTTTCGTATATTACATACGCATACAAAGTACACAGAGCTTCTTGACTTGTGATATGAATCGTTTTCCTATGTTTAGTAATGATTCCATGAATTATATTCTATGGATTTGGCAGTATCGTTATTGGCCGATTGAGCGTTGTGTTAGATCAGGCTGGAAAAGCAAGAATCATAGCAATATGTTCTTGATGAATCCAGGTGATCTTCAAACCTCTGCACGACGCAATCTTTAAAGTCTTAAGAAAAATTCCACAAGATGGAACTTTTGACCAGATTGCTCCTGTTAATTTGTTAATACAGTCGCAAACTAGAGGCGAAACTTTCTATTCCTATGATTTATCAGCAGCGACAGATAGACTACCAATTGATCTCCAACGAGATATT